ATGCTTTGGCTGTTTGATATTCCGCTTGCAAATAATCTTCATTGTAAACATTAAAGATAGTCTTTGCTTGTTCCTTAAATTTATAGAAATTAGATTGAAACTCAGGAACTGCCAATAAAGAAGTTAATGCTTTTGTCTGTTGATACGTTTTTGCACCACTAAAAACATAAATATTATTTAGTAAATCGGTTTTCAATACCTCGTCAACTATCGGTGCTAAATCAACTCCATCTTTTAAATAGGTTGCTGTTTTTAAATAAATACCCTGTGGCAAAATATCGGTATTAATCGCCCCTATCCATACATCATTTGCAAAACGATTAAAATCATTTTCATCAAATGGTGTTGGTGGATCAACTTCCTTACCTATGTTGCAGAAAGTACACACTTATTTGTATAGGTTTTTTAGTTTATTAGCAACCTTTTCCACTTCCATTTCTTCATCCATCAATTCAATCCCATATTTATGTTCCAAATATTCGTGTTCAAACTTTACATAAGGCATAAATGAGGCATCTATCTTAGCTTGTTCTGCTAATGGCATTGTTTCGCTGTCATCATATTTAAAAGTACATCCTGCCAAGTCAAATCCGTTTCTAATCATCATTGGAACTAACTGATTTTGGATAACAAATTGCATTTTCAATGTATCTTGCTTTGCAATCATATCCGCCACGTTTTCATGAACATTTGCACTGCCAGAGTATGCTTTTTCGTCTGTTGTGCCTGTTTGACCTAAGATTATTTTGCTAATCTCACTATTGCATCTTTCTACCATCTTATCAAATACTGCATAAGCATCTGTTCTGCTTGCCTGCATCAACTCAATGTTGTCGTTAAGGTCTAACACTGCCCATGAAGCTACTCCCATATTGCGGAGCATATTCTCCATGTTTTTGCGTGTAAGTTCATCTCTTACATCTGTCTTGCCTATTCTAATAGGTGAGCCAAATACCTCAGCAAACTCTGCCCATGCTGCCATTGCATTTTTCTTCCAAATAACATAAGGTGCAAGGTACATCATAATACCTAAATCCTTTTTCTCACCTACTCCAATGCACCAATTATTGTATGGTGGCTCATCAAAGTGTTTGCCCTCAATAACCGTTGCTGTGTTTGTTCTTACTAAACTAAATTCAGGCACTACATAGATGCGTGGGATTAACTCAACTGATGTATATTGGTCGTTAATTATCTGACCGAATTGCACACAACTAAACCCCCAAAATATAGAATCTAAAGCTAAATTGCTAAAGTCATAAAACCACTTTTGATTAAAGTAAGCAGTTTTGGCTTCATCCATTTCACCATCTGGTCCACAAACAACAAACTTTTTGCAAAGTATTTTTGACTTACGTTGCAACATTGCACTTTGCACCTGCCCATCCAATACAATCTGTTGATACGTTTGCATTAACAAAAATCTATTTGGGTACATTGGACTTTCTGCCGCCTGTAATGCTATGTTAAATGTTTGAGCATCCTGCCTTACTCTTTGAAGTTGCTGCTCAAAGTCAATAGTCTTACGGATGTTAGCCTTTTGTGGCTGAGGTTTGCTAAAATTAAATATGTCGTACCAAGCCATTATATGAAAAAATTATTTTGTTTATCCAAGCTGTTTCCGGTTCTTATACTAAATCCCTCGCTGTCTGTTGTGTTTATATTAAGCACTTCTGCTGTATCTGTTCCACTTGCCCATCTGTCTAATTGGTCTAATGCTTCTCTGTTGCGTTCAATTCTTAATTCAGGAATGTTGCGTGGGTTAATCCTTGCGTGTAAGTTGTAAAGTGTCATATCCATTGCCAACTCCACAAACATAGGATAACGATTATCTCCAACTGTCCAATAAGTAGCGTTGGATGTTGCAATGTTTATCATTTTTGACCAATAAGCAGTCAATGTTAATACTTGATTTTGACTTGCTGCAATCGCTGTATAAACATAACCATTGTCATCTGTAACAATGTCGTTAATTGCATAAGTTGTTGTTTTATCCCATCTGTTAAAGTCATTAACGTGGGTTATTGTTTCTCCTGCAATTACTCTATCTCTCGTCCTGTAATGCTTTGCTGCTGAATAGGCATCCATCGTTCCAAGTTCAATGTCAACCATGTACCTTTGGACTAATTTTGTCCTCATTCTACTGATAGCCTTTACTTCACTATCATACAAGTTCTGAACTACATTCTCGGTTATTTGGTTTAAATCAACCGTTTGAATTATAGAAGAATAATCGGAGGTCTTTAAAAATCTTGCCATAATGCAAAATTGTAACAAATTATTTTATTTAATCAAATTATGTAACTAAAATCTTGATGTGGATTTGTATTCTGCATCTCGGCCAACAATTGTAAAAGGTTTGATTAATCCTGTTTGGAATTTAGAATATTGACTACTGAATACGGTTGTAATTAGGTATCTTGTTAAATCTACTATGTGGCCATAAGGCTGATAGCTTACTTTGGTAACTGGGTCTGTAACTGTCTTTTTATCTACCTTTCCATTTTTATCTTCTTTGGTGTTCTCAAAATCCAATATTGCAACCCTGCAACTTTCATCCGCAACAAAGCTAATCCCTTGCTCATTGTAATCTAAAATAGCATTGAAAAAGTCGGCAGATGGTCTTACATTTGGGTTTGATTTGGCAACCCTGCGGATAGGTTTAACTTCGTCTAATTCGTTTATCAATAGCCTAAATAAGTCAAATCCTTTCTCCTGCTTAACATCATCTTTTTGGCTTGTGCTATCACCACAAACATAAACAAATCCTGAATGCCTCCATTGTCTTAATTTGGCTAATATTGCCCTACCCATTGCTTTGGTTGTGTTGTCAGGGTTCTTCAATGCTATGCAATCAATCATTCTTATTTCATTCTCATCACTAACTTGGAATATGCCACAAGGAAAATAAGGATTTACGTTTTCATCGAATGAAAGCCAAATGGCTAAGGATGGATCATAAGCAACTATTGATGTGTGTTTTATTGTACTCCAACTTTTTAGGAACTCACCTCCAAAATCTACTTTTCCCCACTCACCTAAAACATAAACTTTGTATAGATTTGGGTTCGCCTTAACTCTTTCTTGCAGATGATGGATGTAATCCTTGTCTAAGAATGAATTGTCTTTGTATGTGGTGTTAAGTATGTAAGTTTCGCTATCTTGGTTATCAAAAAACCTTTTTTTCAACCAATGTTGTTCACTTATTGGATTGAATGTTATAATAAATTGCTTGTAAGTGCTTGTTTCGCCTCTTACCCTTAACTCTAACTGATTAAAGTCTAATTCGTCTAACTCGGTGGCTTCTTCACACCAAACTGATGTTATCCCGGCAATAGATTTAATTTTCTCAGGGTCATCCATTCCTGCACACAATATTTCATTGCCTGTTGGATTGTGTGTAAATCTCATTTCCGATTTGTTGATGGTAAACTCTGAATAGATTTCGTATTCGATAAGTTTATCAATCACCAATTGATAGATTGAGTTTCTTAATGTGGTGGCTACTTTTCTAACACATAGAATTCTGTGTTTGTTTTCTGAGGTAACTCTTAATATTAGCTTTTGGACTGCAAAAATAGATTTTCCACTTCCAATTAGCCAGCCCCACCCTTTAAAACCAAATATCTTTTTTGGCTTGTAAGGGCAGGGCTGTATGCTCTATTTATTTTTACTTCCATCAGTGATTACAACATTCCATTGTTTTATTTCTTCGCCTTTAGATGTGAGGTCGGCATTCAGTGATGTTGGAATTAACTTTGCCGCCAATCTATAAAAGTCTGTTGTGTTTTCTTTGGCCCACGTTGCCAAGTTTGCTTTTTTGTCGGATTGAAGTTCGTTAAAAGCAATCTCAAAAGCCTCCTTAACTGATTTAGTCAGTTTGTTTGGTTTTCCTTTACGACTTCCTCCGCCTGATTTTTTGCCTATTGCCATTTTATCGCATTTTAACACACTTTGCCATTGTGCAAATATACAAATTATTTAATTGTCAAAGATTATTTTAGTTTTTCAAGTGCATACTCAGTTGCCTTTCTTTTTTTCTCTTTCATTTCACCAACTCGTATTTTCCGTTTAAATACTTCCAACATTTTATCACTAATTTTATTTACTCGAATTAATCTATCAACAAAATCAACACTACCTTCGTAATAGTGTTTTTTCCAAACAGCGTCCTTTGTTTTGGCTTTTACAATTGTTTGGTAAGTGTAAGTTCCCCAATAATCTTTAAATGTACATCTATAATTATTCATTTTCTAATAGTTTTATAACTTTGGTTTTTAATTCTTTGTCTTGTAGCATAAATTCAAGTGCAGCATTCATTACAACTTGCTTTAAGTCATACACTGGGTTTTCGTCAGTTATTAAATTGACTGCATAACCTAAATTTCCATGAACAATTGTAATTACATCACTAAGTTTTTTTGAATAACTCATAACGATTACAAATTCATCATCTGTGTCAATTGTTTCTGCATACTTTTTTACTGCATTGTAAAAGTCTAATCTGTTGTCTATTTCCATAGTTTTTATTTGTTTTTATCTATTTTTTGTCAGTTTATAGCCTTACTTTTTTTATTTGTTTGTCAGTTTGTTAAAATAATTTTATTTGGTTGTTTTTAAGTATTCACCCCATTGTTTTGCCATTGCTTCTGCTATTCCCGGAAATGTTTTGCTTCTTAATTTACTTCTTTCGGCTGCATTTATACCGTGTTTTCTAAAAGCGTCTGCATACCATAGTGGTTGTTTTTTTGTTTTGCCTGTTTTTTTATCAATCCACTCAAACATTTCACCTTTTCCGCTATGTGTTATAACTTCATCAAATAAATTTGGCTTTTCATTGTGGTATAATGGAGGTAAGTTTTTAAGCCATAAGCACGTTGTTTTTTGTGCTTCATCTCCAAAATAATAAGGTTGTATTTTTTGTGTTGGTGGCTTGTAAATACTGCTCATAATTCCTACTGGATTTTCAACAGCAATATGTTTTATTGGTGCATTTATCATTGCCATAAAAAAATCTATTCCCTCTTGCTGTCTGCCATCTTTTCGCTTTTGTTCAAACCAAGCTGCCCCACTTACTGCTAAGTGTGTGCAAGGTGGAAAGGCTATCATTGCATCCCAATTATCATTTATAATGTCAAAAACATTTCCTTGATAATGCTTTGCTTTAGGGTTTCTATTTTCTTGCAAATCGCAACTCCAAGCATCAAATCCCATTTGCTCAAATCTGCCCCTTACTTCATCACTTTCTTCACACGCTACTAAAATTCTTATTTGGTTGTTCATTTTATTTTGTCGTTAAAAGGCATCGTTGCTAATATCTGAAAATTCATTCTTTGGGATGAAGTCCCAATTATCTTTTTTGTTTATTGGTGTGTCGAATGCTCCGTTAGGCTTTATTGGGGTTGGTGGTAGTTCAAATGCTTCTACTTGTTTCTTTTCTCCTAATATCCAATTGGTATTATCAGGAATAAATGTATAATATCTGCCATTGATAAAATGCCATCCCAATGAACACATTGTGCCTGACTGACCCCAGTGTTTAAATTTTACTTTTTGTATGTATATTTCTGTTTTCTTGGAATCATAGTTGCGATATACGGTTAATCCGTTGTGAGTTTTATTAAAGAAGTTTGCAGATCCATTTACTCCT